GTTACCAAATACTGCAACACCAGCACTTTTGTTTGTGGTACCACCCTCTTGGTATGACTGAATAGGAGCCGTTAATGTTCCGCCAGCTAATCCGCCACCAACATCAACAACGGTCAATCCTTTATTTTGCGTAGCGATATAAACATATCCATTGGCATATACGCAACTATACAAAGATCCAGGACTTCCAGAAATTGCCAAGCTAGAAGCGGTGGTCAATGAATAGGGATTGGTAACATTTATTGTATAGAGAGTAGATCCACCAGAAGAAGGAACGAAAGCATATATAGCCCCAGAAATTTGGGCAACGGAAACGTTGTAAGCACCAGAGAGTGTTACAAAAGAACACAGGGTTGGGATGGCCGGATTCGTAATATCCCAAATAAATAAAGTTCCAACCAATCCTCCAGCAACTACTGCTGCATATTGTTTATGGCCATCTATTCCGGTATAAGTTTGAATATTTTCAAATTTAGCGTTTAAAGCTCCTGTCCATTGCGTAATTCCGATAGTAGAAAAGGGGCTATATATAGGACTTGATTGATCAACATAAGTCCAGGTGCCATTTGCTGATAAAAAATCTCCAGCAGCTTTTGTCCCAGCCGCAGGTGCTGGAACCAAACCTTGAGTTCCTCCAGTTCCTGTGTCCCCAATAAAAGGATTTAACATCGCAGTAACTTGGCTAACGCTTAAATCGGCAGCATTTGCGGGAGCGCCAGTATTATTGCCTTTAATGGTATTTGCTCCCATTTGAGCTAATTTTGCATTTGTAACAACATTCGCCTGAATAGCAGAAGAAGCAGCTCCAGGTCCAGTCGCAACCACATCACCAGTTAAAGAAGTTATAGCAGATCCGCCAATTGTAGAAACACTCGCCGCTAATTCATCAAGTGCTTGAAGAACAGAGGTAGGAGGTACTGGCCAATTTGCCGGTGTCGTGGGAACATATCTTTCATCTGCAGCTGAAGCACCTTGAACAAGACGAGTTCCGGTTAGAACATCACTAACTTCATTTCTAAATACATTGGAAAGGATATAGGGTGCAGTACCTGTTTTATTAATTTGTGCAAAATTACTACCAGATGTTTCCAAGGAAACATTTATAATAGTCATCAAATCAGAGCTACTATTTGTGGTAGAAGAAATTGTGGATCCAGGTACAAAACCTCGCCCACCATCAATGGTTAATACACCAGCTGTTTGAGTTACGTTTCCTACATTAAAATTATCGTAAAGTCCAAGCGTAGCATTAGAGTTATTAAGAACATAATTACCTCCACCTCTAACTCTCCATAAACTAATTGAAGATCCAGCTGAAGGAGTTCCTGCAATATTCACTGTACCACTAACAGTACAATCGGTAAATTCATGCCAGCGAGCCCAATTGCCCGTATATTGAATTCCGCCTCCACCTTCAAATCCCATGTTATTGAAATAGTTTCTTCCTTGCGAACTATCAATTAAATCTGGCTGGGTACCGCCTGGATATTGAATTTTAAAATCTCTAAGTCGAATCCTTGTACTCGATCCACTAATGGTCACATTACCGTTTAATAAAAATAATTGATTGTCTACATCTGTTGCTAAGAAATAACCGATCAGTAAGTTAAAGGTATAGTTGTTAATAACAACATTTTCAGTCGTACTAGTTCCATGAAGAACAACGGTTGAATTTGCGGCACCAAAAGTTTGAGCCGCATTAACAGCCGCCTGAATGGTGGTATATGGTTGATTATAGGATCCAGTAGATACAGATCCCGTATATCCAGGATTAACATGATATTCGGCATAAAATGGAGCAATTAGAGAAAGAGGAATTTGTGAAAGTGGTACGAGTGCATTAGAGTCTAATGACGCAACACCATTCGCAGCACCAACTTCTGTTTGAGGAACATAAATACTAGACAGATTCGGTAAATCTCCCGAAACGATCGACCTAAAAGTAGGTGAGGCTGACCCTCCGCTGATAGGTCCAGACAAAAAAGTATTTGCTGTTTGAGTTAAAAAACTAATATTTGGAGTGGCCCCACCTGAGCTACTTAATGGACTACTTGCAGTCACTGCGGTAACATCAGAGCCCTCGATAGCATTAATCTGAGCTTGTACTTTTTCAAATGCACCTAAGACAGAATCAGTTGCAATAATGGGTGAATTTGTTCCAACAGAAAATCCTGTTAAAATTTTGCTAGTTACTATCGTGGAAGATATAGATGTAGCACTTTGTGTTCCAGTAACATCACCGGACAAAGATCCCGTAAAAGACGAGGAGCTTCCACTAACGTTCCCTGTAACGTTACCAGTTAGATTTCCTGTAACATTTCCGTTTAACGCAGAGGTAATGATGTTTGCACTAAAATTACCAGAACTATCTCTTAGAACTAATGTGTTAGGTGTGTCTGTGGAAGTTGCGCTAAGAACTTCTACTGTGGCATTAGCGATATTAGCGGCGCTTTGTCCTCCAACTGAATTTACCACAGCGCTGGCAGCCCCAGGTCCCGTAGCAGAAACATCGCCAGTTAGTGATGTGATGGCGGTTCCAGAAGCCCCACTTACTTGGGCTTGGAGTTTTTCTAAAGCAGTTAGAATAGAATCGGTTGATAAAATTGCAGTATTCGTACCAGGAACTAATCCTGTTAAAATCTTTCCGGTAACTATAGTTGAAGCAATAGAAGTTGATGATTGGGTTCCAGTAACGTCACCAGACAAGCTTCCAGTAAAATTAACGGCTGTTGTAGCATTTGTTGCAGTAGTTGCATTTCCGTTTAATGCAGAGGTAATAATGTTTGCACTAAAATTACCGCTTGCATCTCTTAGGACTAAAGTTGAGGCTGTATTGGAAGCTGTAGCGGACTGAGTTTGAGCAACAGAAGCCCCAACTTGAGCTGCCGTGTAAGCATCTACATAGGAAACGACAGTTGATGATTGGGTTCCAGTAATGTCACCAGACAAGCTTCCGGTAAAATTAATTGCATTTGTAGCATTGACAGCGGAAGTAGCGGTTGAAGCATTGCCGTTTAAAGTAGCTGTAATGATATTTGCACTAAAATTACCAGAACTATCTCTTAGAACTAAAGTTCCAGGTGTTGCGACTGCTGTGGCATTTAAAACAGTTGCAGTTGCCGAAGCAATATTCGCAGCACTTTCACCGCCTACAAAATTAACTGTAGCGACAGCAGAGCCAGGACCAATCGCTGAGACATCGCCTGTTAATTCAGAAAGGGCCGTAGTGGTACCAAATGCATAGGTCGTACCACTACTATCTTGCAAATAAATTGTAGTACCTTGAATATATAACTCAAAGAAGCCAGTAGGAGGCGGAGATGGTGTGGCACTAAAGGGTGCTAATGTTAAAATTGAACCTATTGCCATATCTTATCCTAAATTAAAATTAATTCTCCGCCCGGCTGAATAACAATGTTGCCACCTGGCTCAATTGTTAATGCGGGGGCAATCCAAGTTTGTGTAGAGTTAACAGTAACTGTGCCAGAGACTAGACGATTAGTAATGAAACCCTGAGATTCTATTGCGCCACTAGATTGTACATTGGTAAGCGTATTTTGAATCGTAGTAGCGTCAGTATCAACCCATGTAGCAATAGCCCCAGGAGTGGTAGGAGCTATACCTATAACTCCCGACCCAGAAGACGATGGTGTAGTAACTAATTGGAGTTCGCCAGTAAAATAATTTAGCGCTACTTTGTATCCCATTATGTCCTCACCACACTAAGAAGATTCGCAGATCCATCATATGTTAAGGTAAGAGTTGCTACAATAGAACTCGCTAATTTATAAGTAACCACAGTAGGAACTGTCTGGCCAGCAATTACGGAATTTGTCAGATCTATCTCGTTAAATTCTTTGGGTACTAATTGAGCAAGATTTACTGTGTTTATGCTGCCGTCGCCATTAACATCTAATTCATTGTTATCTGGAGCGCGTCCAATTATATGGACATCTCCTATTGACACAGTGCCGTCAAAAGCTACTGGAAAGGGATTGTCATTGGTATAGGCCTTCCCATAAGGATCTACGTGTTTTACGCGCCACGCATCGACTGGGTCGGTCTCATAAGTGGCCTGAAGTCTAGCCTCCATAGGTACAGAGGTTTTATTTTGAGCCATAGCGGACAGTTTTGAACCGCTAGCGACCGTATAGGCGCTTAAGTCCACATTGTAATCTTGGGCACTTTTTGTTGGTCCAACCCAGAGAGTATTTTTGTCTATAACTGTTTTGATAAAAACAGTAGTTTCAGTGGAATTATTGGAAATGGTGGCTTGCATACCAAAATAAAAACCAATGGTATCGGCAACTTGAATAAGTCCAGTAGTAACCCCGTCTGCCGTAAGCAATACAGGAGGGACCGCGTCCCATTGACGTTCATTTGCCATAACCCTTTTCCATTACCCTAAAATCCCGAACCATATCGAGAAGTTTATATCATAAAGATTGCTTAAATCTTAATAATTAAGAATTCCAAGAAATTTTAATTCTAGGTGGTCCCTGAAAGGCATGATTAAAGAAGGGATTGAGGTAGCCTGGAGGAAGTACTTCTGGGAACCCCGGTACGAAAGCTGGGTTGTAGCCGTTTTGTTGTAAAATTGGGAAAGTAACTACATAGCCTAAGTTTTGAAAGTAGGTGGTAACGTATGCCGAAGTAACCAAATGAGGTAGGACCGGCTCTACAAAGAATAAGCCATTCTGAATAGCCTGATTGATCAATACGGTCGTATCAGCTACAAAGGTGGCCTCAGCAGCAGCCACATCAGCCGTATTGGTTGCTGTGGAGTCGGTATTGGCAGTGGATGCATCGGGTAGAGTTATGGACATAGGACTAAGATTGGCTATTTAGAAAGAAAACCCAAGCATCGCTTAATACACTCTTCTTTATCCTTAATCCAATCCTCTTCTTTGATATGAAGGATTTGAATGCCTTTAGAAAGGAACCAGGCGTCTTTAATTTCGTGATAGTTTCGAATGTCTTCATCGGACCAATGTTTTTTGTTTTTATTTTTTCTCATGCATTTAAAAGAATGGTGATAAGTACCATCAAATTCAATGCCTTTGTTTAATTCCGGCACAAAAATATCAATATCGAAACCCCTAATATAGGGCTTACTTTCAATTTTTACTGTCATATCTTTTATTTTTTTAGCGGTAGGATGTATTAGTAATACACTGGAAAGCATTTCTTTTTCTGGTATGGAAGTTCCATGTAATTGCTCCATATGGGAACGTATTTCGTTTAACACGCCCATTCTTTTTGCTGCTTTATATGCTCCATTACTTTTCTTTTTGAATTCATGATAAGAATTACAAGACAATGCTATGTCTCGGACTTCTTCAAAAGTATAAGCTTCTGTAATAGGATCGTCCATATGAGAACACATTGATTCGTATTCTTTATGTTTACAAGAAGCCGCATAAGCTCCTGGATTGTTTTTTTCGAAATCTACCCGTCTATTATGTAATTTTGCTATGCCATATAACTCTTCAGTACTATAACTTTCTGTCAAAGAGGCTTCCATATGAGAACAGGCGTTCTCAAAAAAAATAGACCCTCTTTTATGGGTCGCAATATAAGCGCCAGAATCATTTTTTGAGAAATCGCTTCTCCTGCTGTATTTTTTGGCTTTTTCAATCAATTCTTCATCTGAATAGGCTTCAGTTAACGACGCATCCATATGGTTACAAATTAAATTTAGAAAATCTTTGCCCCTATTGCAAGATGCGCCGTATTCTTTGGGGCTCAATGATTTAAAGTCCCCGCGCCTATTGTACAATTTTGCTGCACAAATCAATTCTTCATCCGAATATTTGGCAGTCAAAGGGGCGGCCATATGAAAACAAATTGTATTTAAGAATTCTACCCCTTGTTTTTTGGCCGCTCTATAAGCAGCGTAATCACTTTTAATAAAATCTACTCTCCTAATGTGTTTATTCGCCTTGTCTTGGATTCGTTCTCTTGTCCAGTAACCGTTGGGCATTTTCTTGCTTTTCATACACTTATAAGATTAGGGTATTTTCCTCTATAAGTCAATTAAAATTACAAAAACGGAAAATAAAAAGCCCCATATACAGTTAAGTATACAGGGCATAAAGTGATACATTATTATTTTTTCTAATATTAAGGAAGAGAGACCGCTCCGGCCTCAGAATCATTAGGCGCAGACTCATCAGTTACTGCTATCCCCTTGTAAGTTATATTGATTTTGCTCGTGGCACGAGATTGAAAATTGTTTGAGTTAGTATCTGGAAGACATCCAATGATCGTCGCCATAGCAGCCCCAGACGGATTTTCCCTATCAGCTATAGTTATGGTGCAAGGGCCCAAACCCAATAACTGATTTAATGTAGGAAATTGACCAAGAGCTTTCACTCCATAACCATAAACCCTGAAACCGGTACAAGCCACGTTAACGGCATTGTAACTTACCAATGTAATCTCGTCTGGTGAATATCGACCAAGAAGATGGATATCTTCAGAAGAAATACTTTCACTAATTTGACAAGAGTCAAAAATACCAATTACTTGTGGACCTGATCCGTTGTCAATTGATACAACTGATCGACCACCGGTAATAACTTTTGATGCTGCAGCGGAAATCCCGCCTCTTCCAGAATCGTCAATAATTGCCATATACTATTCTCCTTAAAAATTACGCAGATTGTTGCACTGCACTAAGAGCAAGATTGATTGCTACGAAGTAAATGCTGGTTGTAAGTTTTGCTTCCACGTTCACGGTCATAGATGGAGCTTGAATTTGGATGCTTGCGTTCTTATATCCAAGTGGTGCATCGCTTGAGCTACTAGTCATTTTGAGTTTTTTGTAATAGTCAAAACGTTGTTGTAAGAAGCTTAAAGCTGAAGCCGCAGAAACATCTGCTACAGATTTACCAACGATTGCGGTTTGGAAACTTTGTGCTAAGTCAAGAGACAGAATATCAGAGAGATAAACTGCTTGAATTGAATTGTATACAAAGTTGCTATCCAATCCGTAAGTGGTTTGATCTGATACCCAAAGGATACCTGAAGTGTTTTGAGCAAGAACTTGAAGTCCTGCAGTCAAAGCATCAGAGACATCATCTGGATCGCCAGAATTGTAACCAGCAGGATCTTGGAAAGAAATTGCGTTGGTTAAATGATTGCAGATTGATTTATAGAAACCGGCAGTTTGCATACCAGCAGCTAAACAAGCAGCGTACCAAGGTAAGAACAGTGTGCTAACACCAGCAGAGTTAATTTGAGTAACTTGTTGGCAAGCTAAAGTACAACGATAGTTAGCAAGCTCTTGGGCTTGAACTTTACAGTTTGCGTAAGTATCATTGATTGACAACATCGCCATACGATTGCGTTTAAGAGTAGGAGTTGAATACTGAATACAGTGAGATTTCAACAACTCATTTACCGCATCGATAGTGTAAGTAGATCCTGGATCTGTGTTACCTGCAGCGATGTCTGCACTTGCATCTTGAGAAAACAATGGAACAATGATGTTCACTTGAATTCCCGCGAATTGAGCAATTGCGTTTACGATATCAGCAGCAAGGGTAGGTCCAAGTTGTCCGCCAGCAAGATAAGTAAGAGCAGCTGGATCAGGAAGGCCCTGAACTGCAGTATTACTGAAGCTTACTGCGGTAGAGGTAGCAAGAGCGGCCTCGAAAGCAGCAACAGAGTTCTTAATACGTCCTGGTTGAGCGCCTGAAGAAGAAGCGATACCTACAGCGGTAACTTCGTCAAGAGCAGATGGAGGAGTTGAATTTACTGCAGCGTTTGCACTAGCAGAATATCCTGGTTGAGAATTGATGAAAGCCGCTAATTGACCGATAGTAGTGAATTGGCTCAATTCAATAGAAAGATTTGATCCAGTTCCACCTACTACAGTGGTAGTAAGCATAGTGGAGCTTACAGTAACAGTTCCGCTTGTTCCTTCATAGCCCATTGAGAGAGCGATTACTGGAGCAATATTGAAGGTCTGATTAACGTTTGCGCTAGAGTTAACGATTTTAACTTCAACTGAAGGTTCTTCAGAAGAGAAGGTAGTGCCAGCAGTAAGTCCAAGTGCGGCTAAATCACCTGGAGTAGAATCGATTAACTCGAATGATTTTCCAGATCCAGCTGCATAAGCAGCGGCATCAGCTGGCACGCTGATTGAAATAGTATTTGAAGCAGTGCCCGGAGCAGCAACTAAGTTTACTGAAGCACCAGTGAAAGCTGTGTTCAAAGAAGTAACGAGAGTGGCTACGTTGGTGATAGTTCCACTCGGAGTAATAACTACAGCTGGACCACCGTTAACTCGAACTGTAAATGCAGCACCAGAAAGACCACTGTATGAAGTGATGGTATTTCCATCAACCATTGGAGCAACTTCAGCTTGAAGTGAAGTAATTGTGTAGCTGTATTGGTTTCCACCAACACCGTAATTTAAAGCTTGCAAGGTTCCGTAAACAGATGCTGAGTGAGTGTTAATAGCAGAAGAAGCTTGAGCACCTTTATTGGTCTTAACAATGTAGATTGAAGAAGGAGCGCCGGTAATATCTGGATCATTGCTTGAAGCAGCTAATGCAGTGAAAGCATCAACGATTGGACCAGAAGTATAAATGCTTCTAACAGTATTGATTGCAGAAGGACCGAAAAAGTTATTCGCTAAAGTGACTTTAGTGTAGTCTGGACCACCAGCAGCTTCTCCCATAATGAGAACTACGCCTGAAGTAGCCAATCCAGATGCATTTGAAATCACCGTAGTATTGGTGTAAGCGCCTGGAACATTTGTATTTAACCATGGGGTGACGATTCTTTGTGACATCTTAATATCTCCTATTACTTAATCTTTTTAAGGCCAAAATTAGCTAATCCGTTAGCAAAACTTTCTGGCGAATCCATATTGATTGCTTTTAAATGTAGCCAAAGCGCTTTTTCAATAGATCTAGCTTTTTCATACTTAGACTTATTTGCAGCCCAAAAAATACGAAAAGCTTCTCTTTTTTGATCTTCATTTAAAACCTTTGGAGTTGGCTTATAAAGCGAAGCTCTCCATTGACGAGCTTCTTCTAAGCTCATGTCGTCTGATTTAAATTCTTGATTTTTCTTTTCCTTAGCCATTATATTATCCTGGAAGCTTTGGTTTAGGTTGAGCTTTCAATGAGCCCAATGTATCTGAATGAATTTGTTTAGCTCGGCCAATTGCTTCCGCAGCTCTTTTAGGCATAGAATGTGCAGCATTTCTAACTAAATTTCCTGCTTCACTCATTCCACCGCTTCGACCGTTATTTCCTGTCTGATTTACACCAACTTGATTTTGATTACTTTCAGTTGTTGCGCGTACCATACCTGTTTTTCCACTCATTTTAGAGGCATCTTCCTCAGCCTTAGCTAGACCTTTTTTGTGCTCCATGCGACCCACAAACTTAGCCAATTTAATATGACCTTTCATTTCTTTTTGGCCATGAGCTGGATCTGAATTGCTTTCTTCGTGCTGCTGCACGTCTTGTTCAACTTGCTCACCAAGTTTTGCGTCGGCAGCAGCATCAGGGTTATTGCCCTGTTCATCGGACTTATTCATTTTGGCTTTAATAGCCCCATCGATTTTGTCGGCACTCTCTTCAGAATAGCCTTCACGTTTCAATTTGGAATGAATTTTAGCCCAATCCCCTTTAGCTAGGCTAGAGGATTTATAGAGTTCTTCGGCTTTTTTAAGAACTAAAACAGCCGCCTCTTGTGGAGTAAATTTTTTATCTGACATAGTGGGTCTCCATATAATATGTAAGATTGGTTAAATCAATCTACAATAGTATTCATCTCTATTAACTTATTGTTTTTATTAATCTTTATTTTTTGCATATCCATAATTGTCTTTTTTCTATGATCTTCTTTCCAAAGAGGCTGCAAATTAGTGTAATGACATAAAGATTCCAGTTCTTCGATAGTTTTGGCCATAGCCAACGGTATTATATGGTCTATATCCCACAAATCTCTATTTTCCCATGACATGTTACCCCTAAATAGCGACTGTATATAGCTAAATGCCTCTTCTATGGAACATCCAAGCATTTTAAGGGTTTTTTTGAGATTTATCTTTCCCCCTAAAAGCTGCTGAAGTTCGAGACCTTAAATTGGATTCAAAATTGAATAATTTATCATTCTTTCTACGATTTTTTATGTACTGACCCTGATAGCTAACCCTTTCTTTTTTATGGTATAAGTAATAATCGTTCTGATAATCAATCCTTTGCTCCTTATGGGCTCCATAGTATTTATTGGCGTCTTCTTTTATCTTTTGGGCATTTTCTAAACGCCAAGCTTTATGGTATTCTTTTTGTTTTTCTTTATGTAACTCTCTGTATTTCAATATCTTTTTTATATTTTTCTTGTAACTTTTCTTGCCGCTAATCTTTCTGCAAGGTTTACATCTATCCTGTAATCCGTTAGGACGAGTAGAATTATGGCCAAATTCTTGGTTTTCTTTAATTGATTTACACTTATAGCATTTGGTCATATATATTATTTTTTGTTTTTTGCGTTTTTCAAAAAAAGTTCCAGTTTATCAATTCCATTATTATGATTGGATTCTGATTTCCCCATTTTTCCATAAAACACGCTAGGCTTGTCCATCGCACCACCCAATTTCTTGGGTTTGGCCGTCTTTACAACCGCTTGGGATCCAACCTTCATTGGACTGGCAGTGTTGCTGTTCGTAGGGCTTACAACCCCAGGAACCGGCGTTAATTGGGTTTGCTTTAAGCCGCCGATAGCAGATTTCACCAATTCTTCTGCTTTTTGTAGAACGATTACAGCCACTTCTTCTGGAGTGTATTGCTTAGGCATATATCGATAAGATTAGTTATTCTTCATCCTTGTAAGCTATATCGGCTAATGTGCTCCAATTAACTGTATTCAAATCTTCAAATGTATCTGTTATATTGCTTATAATTTTAAGTCCACCAATATAACCTTCGCCTTCAGATACAGGAGTTCCATCTGGTTTGGTAGTAGAGGTGCCACCTTGACCCAAGACAGCAGTTTCAAGTAATCTATGTGGTTGATTGTACCATCTATTTTCCACTTGACCGGTAATCTCTATATCCCTAGACCATATTACTTGACCTGCGTCAGAATAATCTGGATTGGGATACATTTGACCACTTGAAATAAGACTTTCTGCGTAACCATCTTTTTCTAACAGTGCTTGGCGGTATCTAAGTAAAGAATAGGTTGTAATTGCATGAAGCCAAAGCAAAGTCTGTTGATCCATAGCATTGCAGGTAATTTTGTAGTTTTCCTTCATGAAGGTATGACTAATTCTAGTTTCATAGAATTGAAATTCTGAAAGGACGCCATATTTTGCTGCTGTTAGACTCAATCCTTTAAATAAATTAATTGAATTATTCAAACCAATACTTTGAATCGAATAGCCAGTTCCTGTAGCAGGATCTACAAGAAGCATGCCAGGACTGATATTAGTAAAATCAATGGTAGAAGAGAAAGTAAATGCACCAGAAGTCGGATTATACGAGCCAGGAATCGGTTTGATTATATATGGGATTTGTTTATTGATATTATTTGGCATCAGTCTAACTTTTTCAACACTTAAGTCTCCCATGTGTTTCATGTCAGCTTTTTCATTGCTATTACCAATTTGAATTACTACACAAGGAAATTCCATTTTATCGTCCCTATTGGACATAAAAGTGTACACCCTATTATTGGCAAACCATTGCTTACATGATTCGATTTGGCTGCCGTAACGTTCACGCAGATATTGATTGGAAAGAGTGTCTCCTAATATATCGTCTAGAAGCCAAGGATTTTTTTGAATATCCTCAAGGCCTAGTTCGATTGCAGTGCGAATTCTTATATCGCCAAAAAATAAAGACATAATTATCTACTTCCGTATTTAGACATCAAAGATGGTAAAATATCTTTTTCCCATCTATCTTCAGCCCATTTCTTCGCTTCTTCGAAGAACTTTTTACCTTCTAGCCCTGGATGAATCCATTTACCGTCTTGACCTTCTTTAACGGTTCTAAAGGTTGTTATGCTTCTTTTTACGCTACCATCATCTTTTTTGGTTTGATAAATGGATAGCCCATGCAACACTGGAGTATTTCCTCTTCCTGGGATCCCACTCTCTATATCAAATGAATGTAATTTACCTATCCTTGGACTTCCTGTCTTCGGATCTATTTCTAATTTTTTGTAAGGAATATCTCTTTTTCTTAATTCAGATTTTACTTTCTTTATAAGTTCTTGTTGATATTTTAGTTTATCATCATTACTACTTAATTCAGATGCTACCTTTCCCTGATCAAAAGCTACGATTCTGTATTTTTTACCATCCTTGCCAGTTTTAATTTCCCCTTTACTCCCAGGTTTTTTGGTATTCAAAAGACCCTTCTTCATATCGAAATTGTCAGGCAATCCTTTTTCA